TTATTTTAAATCTACTTTAATGGGAAGTTCCCAACGGCGTCTATTAAATGTCACGGTTCCATCAATGCTTATTGGTAATTGATTGCCGTTGTAGTCGAAAACCTTTACGACTTTACCGCCTTTGTTTACCTCAGCAAGCAAATTACATGTGTGCTCAAGCTTTCCAACTTCTGTGACCATGATCATGACTTGCGACATCACAAAGCCCTTACACAAATCGAGACATTCACATTACTATTAATAGTGTGAGCTGTGCAACCTGAGAATAGGAGGCACAGCAATGTGATGATCGATGCAACTTTGGTACGTTTACACATATAAGTTACTTCTTTAAAAAGAGTGCTCGTTCTGCTTCTCGGCGACGAACTAGGCCCTTCATAACCTTGCCACCTGCTTTGTTCCAAACTAGGAATTGATCAGCAGCACCTTGATAGTCACGTTTATTGAGTTTCTTTAATAAGGTTGAATTATTAAAAGCACCAGAGCCAATGTTGTAAGTCAGCGATACTAATGCATCAAACTGATTTTGAGTTAAAGGTACAGTTACCGATTCATTTACAGTCTTTTCAAATTTGGCTAAGTCATGCTTAAAGTAAGTCTTAGCTTGCTCAGGTGTGCAAGTATCACCTTGCTTAACCTTCACGCCATTTGGATAAACTGTTGTGCCAGTGCCAATAGTCCAGACTCCTACACCATCGTCATAAGCTTTGAATCGTGTGTCTTCAAATCCTGAAATTAGATTTACACCAACATCACTTGTAGTCATGCCAGAAGGCGCAAGTTTATCGACCACCTTATTTAGATCATCTACTTGTGCTTGTGTAAGCTTGCCACCTGCAATCACACGAGCAGCATCAAAGAATGGTTTAGTTGTCATTGGATTCACCTTTCTTTTTCTCTAACTCAGAGCTACCAAAATAAAAGCCACATGCAGTTGTCATAGCCCCAGCAATAAAACCCAATGCCGTATTAATCAGATTGCTGTTTTCTCGCGGCATATCCACAAAAAATAAAGCAATCACTAAAACAAACATCAGTCCCACTAATGCGAAAGCTAGATAAGCTCTTGTGTTTTCACTATTCATCGTCCTGCTTCCTCTAACCGTGAAACCTTCTCTTTAATTAAAGATTGATCTTGGCTTAATTGAATAATTGAAGATCCAACCCAAGCGCACAGCGAAAATACGATTCCTGCAAAGATGCCAAGCAGTACACGCAATACAGAAATTCCACCATCTTGCGCTGCTGTGCGGTTTTCTAAATTGGCGACTTTGATATCCAATGTATCGATATCCTTTTTGTTCTGTTCGCTAGTCTCTTTGTGTGCTTCATTAATAAAAGTCAGTCGAGTAACATGATCTGACAACATGCGAATATCACTCTGAATTGAGTCAATTTTCTTTTCAAATCTCAACCCGTATGATTCATTTTCAGTCATGCCTTCCCCCTTTCGTTTAGGCAATAAAAAAGCACCCGGTTGGGTGCTGTTACTTTTTCATTTCAATAACACTTAACGTTCTCGAAGTAATCATAAAGTTGCTTCTTGATTCCACATTTAATGGAATATTAACGCCCTCCTGTCGAGCAAATCCTGCTTTAAGTGTGTAGGTAACATTGCCAATAGTACTGTTATCATCAATAGCTGAAACGATAACCGCAGTCCCGTTGAAATTGACATTAATAGTACCAGTTTCAAGATTTGCACCTAATGAACCCCGTCCAATTAAATTTCCATTCCGATATATAGAAATATAAAAAGAAGCCATGGCCCTGTCATTTGCTGCAATTGGATTACCTCGTCCGTCACTTACACTAAAAGCGCCAAAAGTAGGTGTGCAAATATTTACTGAAGCATCAATTCTAACTTTTCCACCACTTCTATTTAACGTTACTTGTAAAAGTGTACCTATATGATTTTCCCACGCTGATAGGTGGTTGTTAAAATCATTATTAGGCTGTCCACTTGTAACTCCACCTGCAAAAGTAGTGATAGTCTTTACATCAATTGCTTTTACACCTATTGGAACAGTTACTGCTTCATCCTGGATTTTAAGGGTGCTAATTGCACCATCATCAATATTTGCATTTTTAACTTTAATTGAACCTAGATCAGCGCTAATAACACTTAAGTTTTCTGCCCAGATCCTATTCGCATTGATATATCCAAAACTACCATTGTCGACATACAATCCACGCGGAATAACAGTACCGTTTGGCAAAGTAACTGGAGTATTTTGCAGTGTCATTAATGGTTTAGGTTCTACACCATCAACACCGACAGGCGTACCAAACTGAATTGCATCATAGTTAAAGATGAATGTTGATGTTGTACCATCGTTCATTGAACCATGTCCTGAGACATGGCCATTCACATCAAACTTCATGAATTGCTCTGCATAGACACCATCTACACTTTTTGACACTTCCTGAATCGATGCTGTATGTCCGTCAACAGTTGTTTGAATAGTATCAACTTTCTCTGCTGTCGCATTCTGAGCATCAGCCACAGCATTCACTTTTTGTTGAACTGTTGCCAAATTGGTGTTTGCTGTGTTTGCTTTATCTAGGGCATCGTTTGCAGTTTTTTGAGCTGCATTAGCTGCCGCTGCCGCATCCGTTGCTGCCTTATCAGTTACTGTTACCCACGCTGAACCATTCCAACGCTTAGGTGTATTCGCGCCACCTGTTGTATCAATCCAGAGATTTTGTGCAAGGCGTTTATCGGCTGCGGGTACTGTTGATCCAAAAATTACCTCCCCTTTATTACCCGCTGCCGTCGCGGCTGCTTGTGCAGCCTGTTGTGCACTGTTGGCTGTAGCTTGTGCATTACCCGCTGCTGCATTTGCAGATGAAGCAGAAGCTTGAACAATATCAATTTGACTTGCTTGCGAAGACTGACTATCTGTAAGCGTTTTGATCTGGCTCTGAACTGTTGCTTTGTTACTTTCAAACTGAGTTTGAACAGTATCAATACGTTGCCCAAGTGCGCTATCAGCATTTACACGCGCAGTAGATTCAGAGGCAATAGTTGCCTTATTTTCATCTATCTGAGCCTGAGTAATATCAATCCGCTTACTTAAAACCAAGTCACCTTCAGCTGCTGCTGACTGTAATGACCATGA